GCCGACGCCGCCTGCGCCGCCGCCTACGCCGCCGACGCCGCCGCCTACGCCGCCTACGCCAAAAGAACAAAAATCTTGAAACAATGTGCTGACATCGTGAGACAAAGCTATCCTCACGCACCGGAAATAAAACAACCTATGAAGAAAAAGAGGTAGTAGAAAAATGGAAAATAGACCTGAAAATTGGGATGAATGTGTGTGCTCAGCCTATGAAGCAGGGGCCGGTGCTATGGCTTTAGCCATTGGTGACTGGCTTGAACAGCATATTATATCGGTGAAGACGGATAATACAGAACATCCGACCAGCAAATCATTCATTAAAGAGTTAAAGCAAGGTAAGTTCCCAACGTAGCTGAGTCTAGCTTAAAATCCTAGATATTGAGCTAAATAAATAAACTCAGAGGGGAATGTCAAGAAGGTGTGTTTACCAGTCAATAAGAAGGTTCTAGGCTTTCTATTTAAGGGAGTTAAAATGGATGATAGAATTTATAATGCTATAGTTAAAGCCAATAAATTGGGAGCTAAGGGAATACAAGTTATCGGATATATTGAACCAAGGTCAGCAGCCGATAATAATAACTTAATTCTTATTACTCAGATACCAGTATCAGTAACCGCTTCTGCTACCCAATGGCATGAATTATGATTCTTTATCTTGAAATGTATGTACCAAAACGGAAACCTACCCATGAATATCCAGCATGGTATTTTTATGTGCCGTTAAGCTGGATTTGGGACTTTGACGGCACAACTTATTCAGGAAATATAGGATGATTAAATCTCAAGCCAAACCTACAGTACCAGTTAATCTATGTATGGATTCACGTTGTCCTTGTCCCTACCATCAGTGGCATAAGGGAGGTTTGAAAATGAAAAATAGACCTAAAGATTGGGACAAAATTAAATTAAAACAGTGTATAAAAGAGAAAAGCCCGTATGACGGAATGGATTATATCACAGAGAAAAGGGCAGCGAACAAGGCTAACGAAACCCTCCCAAGGGCTAGAATTGGCGACTTACACGATAAGGCTATGCGCCAATCGCAGGCACAACTAACAAGGGTTGAGACGCTTCGAGAAGTGAGTGACTGGTTAATGAAACGTTATAAACTCGGATGGATAGCGCATAATGAAGTACCTTGTCCACAACCAGAAGTTTTTGATTTAACGTTCTATAAATCGGACATTGACTTATTATCTAAAGGAGTATTACCAAAATGAAAATATTAGCTATCCTGGCATGTTGGGTAGTAGCCATCGGTATAGTCTATCTTATATTAAGGTAGATAAAAAGATGATAACTAGTCAGGCTAAACCAACAGTACCTTGTAAATTATGTATGGACTCCAGATGCCCTTGTCCCTGGCATCAGTGGCATAAGGGAACTGTCTTGTGTACCAAAACTGAGCAGTGTACCAAACAACATCATAGAGCAATAAAGATTTCCAATCTCAGATGTCAGTCTTGTCACGGCTCTATAATGCAGGAGTGGGACGATATAACCAGGCGCTATATTTTGAAATGCTTATCTTGCGGGCGGAACTTAACATTATGAATAGGCTAGGACTGATTTGATTTATAGCCAAGACCCGCAATATACTCAGAAGATAGAGGTAGTCAAACCTTATAAGAAGTCTAAAAATCCCTATGCCAAAGTGCCGATGGCGGTAACGAGGGCAGACGCTGAAAGAGGAATTGAATTAGCGAAAGAATATCTTATTGAGAAGAGAGGTGATGATGAAATTCTACACTGACCCACAGGTAGATATTTATTTGGGGGATATTCGTGAAGTTTTGAACGAGATACCTGAGCATAGTGTTGACTGCATTATCACCAGTCCTCCGTACTATGGTTTACGTTCATATTCAGCACCTAAGAGCATATGGGATGTTACCAACCCGAATTGTCAGCATGTGTGGGGTAGCGAAATAGAAACTGGGGACATCCGCTTTCGTGGCGTTGGTAGTATCGTTGGCAATAACCGCAACCCTAACATTTCGGCTAAAAAGGCATTATCTAGTTTCTGTCTCAAGTGTAATGCCTGGCAGGGTGTGCTGGGTTCAGAGCCTTCAATTCAACTTTATATCAAGCACCTAGTAGACATCTTTGAGCTGACAAAAAGAGTGCTCAAGCCCACAGGCTCGCTCTGGGTTAATCTCTCAGACTCAATGTCCGGCGGTAAGGGGCAAAGTGGAAGCCGTGAGTCTGATTTTCAAGAAGGCAGATTTGAACGTGGCGAAAGCCTGAATAAAGGATACACAAGTATAGGTGGGGCTGGTATTACAAAGCCCACAGATGGCAAGATAGGTATCCCCGCTAAGTCGCTGTGTGGTGTGCCTGAGCGATTTGTAATTGGCATGATAGATAGCGGTTGGATTCTCAGAAGTAAAATAGTGTGGAAAAAAGACAGTACAATGCCGGAGTCAGCAGATGATAGATTCACTAGGGACTGGGAGCCGTTCTTTTTCTTTACGCTGACAAATAAAACTCACTGGTGGGTGAATCAAAAGACAAAGGTGATGGTAGGCAAGCAACCAAAAGGCAAAGTAGAGGGTGAAGATTGGCATTGGATAGCATGTCCAAGATGTTCTAAGCCACAGAGCGGGCCCAACACGGCTGAAAACAACGCTGAACCTTATCAACAGAATAACCCGCACATGCTTAGACTTGAAAGTAAAACCCCGACAGGATGTAAGCAATGCGGTGGTGCTGGCAGAGTCCAGAAGAATTACTGGTCTGGAATGGATTACTTTTTTGAAAGACAATTTGAACCACTGACAGATGCTTACATGGAGAGAGCTAAATATCCTCGTAATCCAGTAGTTGCGTGGAATGAAGACCCAAAAAGATATTTAGCATCTTATCTCAATAAATATACTGAGTTAACTGTTAATCCTTTAGGGCGCAACATGCGGTGCGTATGGAATCCAGAAGAGACGATGATAAATCTTGCTTGCACTCGTAGCGCAAGTACAAGTGAAGCTAAAATTGATGGCGTCTCTTCTCAGCTAAGCATACCAGAATCGCTTTACTACAGCCTACTAGCCGAAGCCACGAATGAAAAAGGGTCTATCTGGGTAATCAATCCCGAACCGCAACCAGCCTCAAAGAAAAAGGGTGAGGTAAGGCATTATGCCGCCTTCCCGACTAAACTCTGCACCATACCTATTCTAGCGTGTGTTCCTGAGCAAATATGTACAAAGTGCGGCTTGCCTCGTGTCAAGATTTATGACAGAACTATCCTTGAGGAATTAGATGACCATGCTTATTGCGGGGAAGGTCAATTACGGTCAAACGGTACAGAGGGTGGTCAGGGTATTCAACATAGCACACTAGGCGGACAACAGGATAAGGTTGAGGTCAAAGAGATTGGTCTAAGTGATTGTCAGTGTCATGCACCTTTTGTTAGCGGTATTGTGGCTGACATTTTCGGGGGAACTGGTACTACCGCCGTTGAAGCACGGAACTTAGGACGGCGGGCCGTGTTGATAGACGTTTCGGAGAGTTACTGTAAATTAGCGAAGGCACGGCTTGAGAAGATAGCTTTGCCTCTGGAGATGAATAAATGAATAGATGTCCAAAATGTCAACGTGCGCATAGCGGGATATGCGGTATCCCGCCGGGAGTTACCCTTGGCTTCGGTGCTAGAGTCGGCGGTTCTACCCGGAGTAATCCGCCGATAAAAGGCAAGCCGAGAGTGAATAAGTTAGGCGTGTTGGTGCTAAAGGAGATGTTAAGACAAGCTAGAACGCATGAGAAGAAAATTGCTGATATGTTGAAGATAATACCAGTAGAATTACCTGAGTACGATTTGCTTTTAGACAGGCTAGCAAAAGTAGAGGCTTTGATACTGCAATTAAACAAACAGATAATTGAGAGGGAAAGCAGATGATTAAACTTTTAACAATTTATCTCATAGGCGTTATCGGTGCTTGGATTTTCAGTGATGGTCTTTACAGTATCCTGTTATATCTGGGCAAGCCCGGATTTAATGGGGTTCTGCAAACATGGAAACGTGACCATTGGATAAGAGTAGTACGTATGATATTAGGATTAATCTTGATAGCCATTGGAGCATATATAAATTGTGTTGGATTCTGAAGAAGTTGAAACTAATCTTAAAAATTGATGGAGGTAAGAATAAAATGGAACATTATGAAAATGGTGACTATGTATGCCTTCATTGTCAAATTATTTATCAGGCATACAGCAATAGTTTAAGGTGCGACCTATGTAAACGCAAACTGCATTGGCGGAATACCGAACAAATAAAGGAATTGGAACGAAAATGGGATATTGAAAACCGCAAAAGGGGCAGAACAACAGATTGGGCATACAGGAAATAAGATTTATAAAACAATGATTAAACTTTTAACATTATTAGAATATCTACCACTTCGGTTTGCCTTGCGCCAATGGTGCTTTATTCTAAAGAAGTTGAAACTGATATGACAGATTTAACTAAGTCCTCAAGCTCCTTGATTGCTCGGTCAATCTCTATAAGCCCCTCTGCAATCTCCTGCCGGGCTATCTTCAATGTCAAAAGTGTTTTCAGAACTTCATCAGGATTGATTGACACTTCATTTACTCACTAAGTGGTCAAGTTTTTATCGGTGAACCATATCCTCAGAATAGCATTGAGAATACCCAATATTAAAACCTGATATTGCGCTGGAAACCAGGTAAAGCCCTGTAACAACTGCATAATAGCTATCAACGTTGCCACCACATTTAACCACAAAAGTTTTGACGACCACCATTTCTTATTCACTTCTTTAATTCCCCCTCTATCTGGCTGACTCTATCTGATAAAGTGTTACATTTATTGTGCATAGCCGACATATCAGTCTTACAGTTAGTCTGATGCTTATCAAAGAACTTGCACAACGTAGACACCGTATTATTGATTTTGCCATAACCATAAGCTACCACAGCGACATTGACAACTACAGCTACCACTAATCCTATATAAGTACCAATAAATCCGTCCACTTATTTACGTCTCCTTTCTATCAAAATAATTTAGGATAAAACAGCTTTAATTCAGTCATCATGGACTGTCCTAAATACCTGTAAATTTCAGCGTGCATTTCAACCATGCTGGTTAATGAATACGGCTTTTGCTCACGCAATAAAACCAGTAAAGGCGCACCAATAACACTATCATAGGCTAGAATGAAATCCTGTTTTTGTTGCTCAGTTAGTAAGGCATAGCTGATATGCGCCATTTCATGCGCCAACACCCCCTGATTCACCCACTGAGGGTTAATCCTCATGTGCTTCGTTTCTGCTATGGTATCGGCTACACTTACCTTTGTAGTAACTTCTATCTTTACTGTATTCCAAAATTTTATATACTTGTCAGGCACATCCCATTGGACAAACCACTCTAACTTAATATCCTCAATAGTTCTGGCAGATGTACCTGATGCTTCCTCTGGATGCGGTAATGTTAGAGGCACAACGATGACAGGCGGTATAGGCGGTACTAATGGCTTATCTTTACCGAGTATTATCTTAATAAATTCTATTATAGCCTGAATAAATGTTCTCATCTTCTTTTACACCGTCACCCCAATATCATAGGTTACAGCTAGAGTTTGTGTATTAAGAATAGTTCCTTGTTCAGCCGTACAAATATCACGTGCAATAAGAAACTTCCAGTCGTCCTGGTCTACAATCATACCTATCTCTCTAACAATGATGGTATTACCACTATTATTAACAAAGCTACGTGTAGCCAAAGTATACCTTCGTGAACCAATAGTTGCTGGTACAGTAACAGCAAGAAGTTGATAATTAAGTTGCCCAGCACCAACACCCTCTGCGATAGGAACAATCAACTTGGTTTGTGTAATAGCAACTGCTGTAGCATCAGTACCTACCTGTATCCCCAAAGTGGCGTTTCCCGCAGCAGCAGCTAACCGAAATTGCTTTACTGGGTTGTTTGGACTTCGGTTTACATCAGAAGTATCCTTGACGGCGTAAGCACCAGTAGCTCCAATAAAACCAAGATATAACAATTCAGTCATATTCATCACATAACTGCGCATCTTAAAACGGCGTATTTTTATTCGCTTGCCATCAGCGTCAAATACCTCAAGTTTTATGAAGCCGTCAAGTGTTGGGACATTTTTATTTTTCACATTTCCTCCTTATGTTACAACCAGAGTAGGTGCTGGTAAAGTTAAAGTGCCTTCCTTAGTTGGGAACATACCGCCTGCACTTAATGTTCCATCAACACCGAATATCTGTACTCCGCTCTTGATATTGACAGCAATAAGGTCAGCGTCTACGGCACTCAGTCCACCAGCATTACCAGCATGATAGCCCGCTGGATAAGCATTACTACCAGAAGCTATTGCTACAGTAGGCATTGTCCCTGTCTTTTTAGGTAGAACTACAGAATAAAATGTCTTGGGCGATAATACATTCCCTACGGCGGCATCAGCATCGCTGACAAGTGTATCTAATTTCACGTCTAAGTCATTCAGACGCCGTGTGATAACCCTTATCGCTTTTTCTTCATCCATCGTTTCTAACTTCCTTGTAGAATAGCGATTCTTTTGTCCAATTCGTTTAACCGCCGTGTAATAACCCTTATTGCCTTTTTTATGTCCATCTTTTCTAACTCGTTGTTACCTCTTGAAGCATAAGGTTATAAACACCTTCTACATTACCATCCTTCTCAGACTTAGTTGCAGTGTATAAATCCTTTGTCGGTAATAGTTTAACCGTCTTTGTATTTCCGAGTATATCGTAGAAGGTCACAGGATACGTGGCATTGGCTATCTCTTGTATAATGGTCTCTATACTGGTAGCTGTTTGTTCCAGCTTAGTCCCTTCTTTATTTACGATGTTATCAGAGGCATAGACTACCATCCGATATATCTTACGGCGTGCAGGATAAAGAACAGCACGACAATCATAAGAACGCAGAATCGGAGTAACACCTGATGCGTTGGTTGTACCTGTAAAATAAAAACGAATATATGTGCTTGTAGGTTTGTTACTATCGGAATCAACTGGAATATATCTTGACTGAGACGGTGAAGTTGTAAAATCCCCTATGGAAGTCCATGTAGAATCATTCAAAATTTGATAAGATACAGACCATTTTATATTAGAGGTGCAATTTTCTGTATGTAAAGTTAATTTTATGAATGCCTTAAAATCAGCCTTGAACTCAGCATGTAACCATTGAGTTATTAAAGCTGAACCAGTTAATAAATAATCGGAACTCATATTAAAATAACAATTTGAGGTAGTTCCGTCAGAACCTACCCATAGGCGAGAGGCATAAATGCAGGAGTAAAACAAAGAAACAGCCGTAAAACTAGAAGCAGAAGCAATACCATGCCATACCCATTGAGAGACACCATCTATAATTTCATGCCTACCAGCCAGCATTTGCATATTGCCAGTAGCTATATAAGTCTCAATGCAATATAAATAATCGTCATCATATGCCAATCCTAATATAGTAGAAATATGAGTACCATTAGTTGTAAATACTTTGGGTGAAATCCAGTTAAAACTTCCATCATTAACATCGTATTCTAGGAGGCTGGTGTAGTAGTTTATGTAGATTTTACCCTGCCAAACAGCTATTTTAGGCGTTCCAGTCCGGGTTAAACCGCTAGTCATATCGGTTAGAATTTGAACAACGCCACTACTATCCAGATAATAAGGTCTATCCACTTTGACTATGTAAAGAGACCCTTGATAACTTTTTATATCAGTTATATTATCAGCACTTGCCCCCACCGTACCAACATAAACCCATGCAGCACCAGCATTTAACCCACTGGTATTAGAATATAATACACTCGGTAGAAATGCAATCCAGAATGAGAGCGCAGATACCTCTGCAAAATACTCAGCGACCTTTACTGTAAGAGTGCTTTCTGTAAATACTTCTACTGGCGGAGTCGCTGCGGATGCAGTCATATACCAGTAAGCAGAACTCGCCCCTAGAGCTATAAACAAATATGATGTGCCGACAGTCCTCACGCATAAGTCTGTTATCGTGGCTGGAAAATTCTGTACCCAGTTGATGCTACCATCTGAGCCTTCTACACGGAGTAAGACATTCCCGCAGGCATAATACAGGTCGTCATTGAATTCAGCCCAATCCACCGTAGAGCCATATTCCATTATGTGGCAGTCATCCCAATAACTTATTTTATCACCAACAGCATCCACCTGGTCTATGTAAATATGAAATTGGTCAGCACTGGCATCAAGTGTCTTGGAAACGTAAATCCTATGCCAAACATTATCTCCTGTTGAAAACGTGTCACCCCATGTAACAGCACCAGCAGCTACATCTTTAATTCCTATTCTTGCGGTACCTGATGCCACTGACGGTATACAAACGTGGACACTAGCCATGACCTTCTTGCCACGCCATGAATTAACCCAAGTAGCCGCAGCCTGATATATCTGTGTCGAACCAGTCACCTTACAGGAATATGTGCCTGCTTTGACGATCGTAGCCTCTTGTGCAGTTGTCCCCCCTACTTTAGTCCAAGTACCCAGTGTAGTGGCATTTACCCATGTCTCCATTCCCCCATTAGTTATCGTCATTAAGGTAGGATTGGTAATTGTGGTCTTTGCCAATCCCAATGTCAATCTTTCTGCTTTCCTTGAATCCATAGATAGGCATTGCCAGAATTTTGCAGGGCGTTTCTTATCATAGAACTCAAAGCCTAACCCGCCGTTCCACGAGTCTTGAATTAAAGCTATTTCCTTCTGTGGATTCAAAGCACCGTAGTCCGGGGAAGCCGTTTGAAACTGGTCTACTATGAACTGGTCTTCGTCTACCGAATAAAGAGGCGCACCGTTTTTGTTCTTAGCCAGCATCAAACCAACTGAGCCAGCCGTAGTTAAGTTAAACCCTATATCATGTGAATTTTTGTTAAAAGCCATTAACCAAACCTCATCGGTATACTCGGGGTAGCCATAGCTAAATGAGCCAGCCTCATATATTCGGCATATGCGTCAATACTAGCCTGTCTGAATTTAGCTACATCCTGACTTGAAACAGGTTGTGAGTACCGATTGTAATATAAATATTTAGCGTAGGCTATCAGCATCGGTACTCTGTGCTGGTCAATCACAATGGCATCGGTAGACGCACTCAAAGCCGTAAATGGCGCACTACCGAATAATCTGATTCTGTATTCATCACTCAGAGTATCTTCTATCCTGAGCCACTTGTTTGCACCATCATTTATTACATACCCCTGAATATCTACCCATTCCTGTGGAGCTATAATATCACACGCCTCTTCATCCTCTTCATACTCTTCATTCTGGACTTGCACACTTTCTACTAATCCGTCATTCAAGACTTCTGGTAACATATATTCATGGACTGTTAAGCCAATTAAACGTGCATCGTCAAAGTAGACAGATTGAGAAAGAGACGTTATTCCAAACCTTATTTCACAATCTACAAGGTCGTCATTCAATACTTGGTCTTCAAGTGTAATTAAAGTCCACGTTGTTATTAAAGATACGGTTGTTGAGGTTAATGTCTGAGTAGTACCCGCCGAGTTTTTAGTATATATTTGAATAAAAGCATCATTGGCTTTCGTGCAATATACCCATACTTTTATAGTTACCGTTTGTCCTGATAAGTCAAGTAAACGTGGATAGTTGGCTGTGGTTAGTTTTATATATGCACCCGCACCGCCAGCACCAGTAGTAGCTTTCATAGACTTCGTGCCACCACGCTTGATTGTAGTTTCCTCTACACTTGTGATATTTGCACTTGACACAGCATATTTATCTGGTACGGTAGTCAAAGTCCAATCTTCAAAGTGAGCATTGGGTAGAACGTTACCTGTTATTAATATCTGATTGTCTATCCGTTTATGAAGTGCATATGCCGTCTCTCTGATAGCATCATTCAAAGCCTTAACCCGATCAGTCCTGCGATAGCGTGATACCTGAACGGTAGCTTGTGTACCATCACCAGCAGTTAAAGCCACACCATAGATGGTAAGTGCACCTGTAGATGTTGTATACGCAGAGACACGTCTTTCAACGCCGGAATTGTTAGTAGAAGTTACAATATAAACCCACCAGTTTTTGAAGCAATCATCGCCAGCAAAGTCAAAACTTCTCAGTTCGGTTGATATAATAGAATTATTATTTGTGAGTAAAGTAGTAGTGGTAAACGGTAGATAATCCCCCTGAGATTCCTGTAAGCGAGTATCTAGTGTTGCCAGAGTAAGCGAATCCATTAAATCACCTTACCTTTTATATCTCCTGTTCTGGGTCACATGGTTTATTACTCAGTTCGTCATGATAACATTTATGATAACTAGCCTTTATGGTCATTTCCTCGTTAGGTTGCCCAGCATTGATTTTAACAGCCAGAGCTTTAAGTCCCCGAATAGCATCCCTGACAGCCTGTTTTTTGGCTAAAGGAATGGTATTGTAGACCTCTTCTGGAATTGCCAGTGATATTTCAAATCTTATTAATGCCATATTTCACACTCCTTTAGTATGATACCTCATTGGCTTTTCTGTTTTCATGGTTATCATTTTTCACACTCCAAACATCCAGCGAGTCTGATTATAAAAGTTTAATAAGGTTGCAATGGATAAAGCCGATGAAGCAACGCCAAACAAGTCTGAAGAACCACTCTGATAAGCTAGATAACCAGAAACCCTCTGTCTCGCTCCCATCAATGTCTTTGAGTTGTTAAAAGAAGCTCCGTTGATTATACCAGTAGCGTCATGGATACCTGCATCGGCAACCCCATTTATGACAAAGCTAATCACAGCACCAGTTTGAATTACAGCCCAAAATATCCAGGTATTACTAACTAGATTTATAGAATTGCTGGTAACCCATTTATCTACCTGTACATTTGTATTATCCCGAACTGTAATACCAAGACTTTTATTGGCCGGCCAGGCAATCCAAATAAATCCGATTGTATTATCCTCTACTGTTTGACCAAGACCTATTAAGCATTGCTCTGAGCCAATAGAGGTAATTTTAGACCAACCAAAGGCAGTAAAATTAGTTGTTCTCTGCCACATAGGCGAGGTAATGACAACTGGCAAAGTTACATAATCATCACCATCAAAGCTCAGTCCCCATAGTCCACTAGGCAGTCTAACCTTCGTTGCGCCAACGATTGTGCCATGATTAGCATTGCCTGAGTAGTCTTTTATGCTCCCTGTATACCAGTTTCCATAGTCAAGTCCAGGAAGGTAAAGCACACTGCCGTTTGGGACTTGGCGTAACTTATTACGCAAAGCATTGTCAGGCAATAATGCCCTTTCAACTGCAAGCATTTTTAACTCTCCTTAAAATCAGGGTCAAAGGATTGTATCTGTAGCTGGATTTTAGGAGCTACAGCTATCGTACATATAGACACACATTGCGCTTGAATCCACAGCTTACCAGCTGGTGCTGAGTATGCTTTACCAATATTGGTTAAGTCAGACGTAGCAACAACAGTATGATTATCAAATGGTACAAAAGCCAATTTGGTAATGAGGTAAGGGGCATCAGCAACAGAAAGTGTCCACGGCGCATTATCCGCTACTTGAGTAACTTGCCTATTAAATAGATACAGGTTTACCTGTGTTTGTTCTAAGTCAAGGTCAAAATACATGGCACTTACTAGAACCCCTCGCTTAGGAACATTCAAAATAGTCATTAACCCCATAGCGTCAAGTGCGCCCTCTGCGCCTGCGCCAATCCCTGAAATCGCTATGGGAACACTTGGGCAGGCTACAATTTTAGTTGTCCCGATAGATTTTACGGCTTGCTCAATATCCTCAAGATTAGCTCCCATTATCCTACCTCCTGCTCACTTAAGTCTGTGCCAGTAACGAAGCCTGTACCATCACGGGTTTGTTTGAGTACAATCAATAGTTCATCCATAGTCCCCTGCAATTCCTTCATGGTTGTTTCCAGAGAGGCTATGGCACTTTCAAGATTCGTATTTACAGGTATTGTAAAATTTTCAGCCATATTATCCCCCTTGTTATCCTCTTAACAATCCTTTTGGTAGTTGAAACTTCTGTGACTCAATGGTTGCCTTTTGGTTCATTTCCGATAAAATCAGAACCACCGCATTAAAAGAACAAAGACCAAATTTCTTTTGTAGACCCGCCATGTTTTGCATGAGTTCACTATACAAAGCACACTTTTCCCCCATACACAATCCGTTTAGAAAAGGACAATGTTTGACACTCTGAGTGTTTATTACCTGCTTATCTTCAGTCTGTCCGTTTCCATCTCCCATCTACTTATCCTTTCTTTTGGGCGAGTGGGAGGGAATTAAGCCCTCCCACTCTATTCGTTGATTTCCACGCTCAACCATTAAAGGCGCATTTTATTCAATTATTGTTTAGTGCTTATGCATCAACGGTTGCTGATACCCAGTCAAAGGTCATTCCCAGAGTGTCGTAGGCAGCAGCAGTATTTATAGCCGCAACTACCTGGAGACACAGGGAGCAACCAGGCGGGATGATGAGCTTACCATCAATAGGTACACTCCAACCAGAAAAAGGAGTAGCAGCAGCAAGGAAATTATTTGGAGAGCCGTAAGGCATCCAGCCGTTAGCAACAACTGTAGTGGCTACACCGGTAACCAGTTCACTGGTTGCAGTCGGGACTTCAAAGGCTTTCCCGCTCATGCTATAGAGGGTCAAGGCAGTCAGGGTAGGTACAGCCTTTGCTGTTGTAATCATAGCCCAGATGCTCTCCCCCTCTGCTACAGCAGTACCAAGCAACTTGAAGCAGTGAAGGTCACTAACCACTGCGAGTCTACTTCCGTTGTTGTAAAACTCAACTTGTGCCGCTGTGGTTGGAAAAGCTACCAACGCTGCAAATGCAGTAACAGACGCTACAGACCAACCATCACCCCGCCTACGAACTTCCATGTAGGGGGGATTACCTTGAGCTACAAGCTGATTAGTCTGTGCATCAGCCTTGCCACTAACTTCCACACTGGAAGGATTGAGTAGTTTCTGTAAAAATGCCATAGCCATTTTAATTTTTCTCCTTTTATTTATTTTTAATCTTTTGTTGAATGAATATCCGCCTGAGGCGGATGGAGCTATCCATCCCTTTCATAGTCTGACTCTTTGAACTCCACAAAAAGTCAAAACTAACCATCCCCCATAGGCACTCCTCCTTGTTAGTATTTCTAACCCACCGTCAGGTCTGGCTCGCCATAATCACCGCCCATGTCCTCAATAGTTTTGACAATGGCTGCCAAATCGTAATCATTGTCCTCCATAAAGGACTCGTTCAGTATATCCCTATCTATCAAAGTCCTGATGAGAACAACAATTAAATTGGCAAGTGTTTTGATAGCCCCTACCTGAACGTAAGTTAGACTGGGAATATTGGCAGCCAGCAATATTTCGGTCATAGAATATTGGGTACTCTGCCCATCTATTTCAACTACGATGTAGCCAGGTGTACCGTAAACACGAGTTCCTTCCTTTTTCTCCGCCATGCTTGCCTCCCTATTTCCTCTTAGGCGACTTCTTCTTTGCAGGTCTACCTGGTCGTAAGGGTGTTCTGCACCATACTACCCACCCCTCAGCACCCCAGCAGACCGCAAATGGCTCACCATCTGCAGGCTTGTAGTCGGCTTCAAGAACTTTCTTGATATGATAACGTTCCATGTTTATCCGTTAATAGGTAGCGTCATCGTCAATCTGCCCGACTCCTACAGCTATCTCATAAAACCGGCTTATGGTACTATCACCAGCCACCGCACGAGTGATGACAGACCGCAGGTACTTCTTCTGTGTTGCTACCCGTCTCACCATCCGAAGCGCAACCTGTTTAGCAGCGACTTGGGTAATTGTCGGGAAGGTGGCTACCGTTATATACCCGGATGCCAGAGTGTCCGATGCCTCAATGGTGACTACATGAGTTCCCCCACCTGCCGCCGTACCTGTATCGGCAGTAGCGATAACCTCAATCGGAATACCCCCCTCTGGGCACTTGTCAATCTGTACCACTACCTGACCTGTAGTGCCACTCCTAGTCAAAGTCGTCCAGCCTGCCTCAGTTGCCGTGACTGCCGTTATTGATGTCTTGAGTTTCAATAAATCATCTTTTATCATTTATGCTCTCCTTATTTAGTTTCAGATGTTTCTAAGTATGTCTTATTCCATAGAGACGAGCTACCGACCTTTTGTTTATGTTGGCAAGACCAACTGGCCAGTTGACGTTAGTGCGATAAGTTACCTTATCTTCCAGCAGTCCAGCGTCTAGTACCTCAAGGGCATGTTTCTGTATGCCCCAGAAGTCAGTCCCTTCCCCAATTTTCACCGCATAGATGGAGAAGTAATCACTTCCAGCAACACCCGCAACGGTCTCATCCGCCATAACCTTAGTGGACTGGTCGGCTTTAACGCCGATGTCATAGATGGGAACATTGTTACCCCACATAGTAACGAGGTTGCCGAACTGGTCTTTGTTTTGGTTCAGGACGGCAGCGATGCGTAATGCCTGATTGATTTTACGCAACCCAATATCACAGGTGACTAAGAAGGTTGGGTTATGCCCATCAATAGCATAGGTGAGTTTGTCCATTTCAGCCAAGAAGTCCAGTGCATGAGCCTGAGTATCGGTAATTAAGCTTCCTGCGGTTGCCGACAAGAGTTTTTGGGCGGTCATATCAGTCCGGTTAATTCGTGCTTTCAGCCCATCAAAGTTGTCCTCATCGGCGATAATACAGCCATTGATAAAGTTGTCATTAAATTCATCGTTCTGTTGCTTTATGACCTTATTATTAATAAGGTGGGTAGTCATTTCTGCACTACCTCTATACGTTTTCCGTATAGTCCAGAGTATATCTTCATTGCCTGCGTAGCAATGTGGAACGTAGACTCGTTGAGGCTATTAGCGTGTTTTAACGTTTTTAGAACTTCGATACAGCCTAATTCCAATTCATCCATACTGCTATCGTTTTTCTCTGTCCACTTTTTCGCATTTGGTAAATTGCAGGTTCTTCCACCCAACGGCTTATTCTGGCGACTATTAATGTAGACAAGCATTATTTGAGCTTGAAGTTGTTTTATGACTAGATAGGGGATTATTGCCAATAGAAATCTTGACACTTTCCCATAACCACTAATAACCACTGACCATCTAGGATTATGATTCAGATTAGTAGTATTCCTATCCTGCCAATATCCCGATACATCTATCTCATCTAATATACTTGCTACCATGTGCCTCGATTGCTGATGAGTGTTACAGAGGGAAGTTAATACAAACCAATTATTAGCTTTTGGACGATTATAAATCCCTAGTGTTCCCTCACCATCAAAAATACCTGCTAACCACGCTAATCTTGCCTGCTGATTGCCCAATCCTACTGCCTGTTGCCTAATAAGCTCAATAGTCTCTAAGGGTTTTCCAGCATATAGTTCCATCTTACTAGCCCTAGTTCCTTAAGGCCATTGCCTTTGTCTTCATAAGCGTATGAAGCGACCTCACGTTCTCAATGGTCTGGTTGCCTTCCACCAGTTCCTTGTCCAGGTCAATATTACCACCAACGATAGACAGACCTTCCGTAATTGGTTCAGTCGTGCCGGTGCTTGACGACCAAGTTGCGTTGAGTTTCCTACGGGATACGCTAGGAAGGGTCTGAATGCGCACCATCTTTTTATATAATGAGTTAATGGTCTCCCAAGGGATGAATTTCATTGGGTGGCTTTCCTGCCATAGAGTGTCAGCCACACCTTTTACAAGTGGGTCTTTGCATATTTTTGCAAATTCTACTAGAGTTAATGTTCCAGCCATTTATGGCCTCCTTTATTTCTTCTTTGAATACCCCATGTTTAACAGTTCTTTGGATGATAATTTATTCAAATCATCACCGCCACTGGCAGAAGGTTGACCATCTTCCGATTTAAGCCATCCCTTCTCTTTAGCATAGTCCAGAGCTATTTTTTCCTTGTCCTCTTTTGTGAGTTCAGGCTTTTTATCTTCGGGTTTCACTTCTTTGGTCTCCTTTAAAGTTTCCTTAGATTCCAATTTCTTTAATTTAAGGTCGGCTCTTGCGAACTTTCCTTCAACTACCAAATCGTGAATATCTAAGTAATCTTCGCTATCTTCCTTTAGACCTAAAGTATCTACCCTCGCCTTAAATTCTAAAGCCCTTGTTTGTAAGACTTCTAAATCACGCTTCTGCTTTAGATTGGCTTCAAGGTCAGTGAATTTCTTCAGATAATCAGACTTATTAGTCTGTGTCTCTGTGGTATATTCACTTTCACTTTGACCTTTCAATTCAGCAAGTACGGCTGTTTGTATTTTAACGTACTCTTTTAACGTGTCCACCTCTGAGCGCAGGTCACGTAGCTTCTGGATTTCCTCGTTTTTCTTGGAACTGTTCCGTTGCTCATTTTTCCAGTTATCCTCAACCGTCTTGAGTTTGGTGTTTAGTTCCACCAGTTGAGTCTTGGATTGAGCCAACTCCGCCTGTAACGTCTTTGCATCAGGTAAGGTTTCAGCAACTTTTCCCTGTGTTTCAGTCATTACCTTTTGTTCCGTAGTCTCCACCATTTTAATGTCCTCCTTATAGTTATTCCGCCTTAGCGGATTTCCTACTTCTGGGAAGAAACTCTGTTTAAAAGAAAAGGGGGGGAGACCCCGAATCTTCATTCAGAGTTTCTCCCCCCCCTTTTGGTAACAAGATTTTTATCTCCTGTTAAGCATATTATATAACTGTTCTACATATATAGCAATTACTTCTTTTCCCAACCAGGAGTCAAACCAAGACCAGATGACTTAGGTTTAGTCGCACCTCCGCCCTTTTCCCAACCAGGAGTCAAACCAAGACCACCTGTAGCACCACCACTCTCAGGTATCACATTAACGGGAGACCATGCAGGCGATTTCCTTTCTTGCAATTTGCCATAATAGGTTTTTATAGGTACATTCTTAGATAACCCAGGTATATTCGCCTGTATTTCCTCTAATACATTGGTAGGTTTTCTTATGTATTCATCCGTTGATTGCGCTATTGTACGCATTAATGCGCTATAAGGTACAACCGTACTTCCTACCATTCTATTAACCAACGTCATACCCTCTTTTTCAGGGTCTTCAATCGCATCCGATATATTGGTTAAGGAAGAATAATAAGTTTGCGATGTAATATTGTCTGCAATAGTTAAACCCAAATACAAAGCCTTTTTCTGCCATGACATATCTTCATCCGTCACAGCATCTACTACACCAGCTACTTGCGCTAAAGTCAGGTTCAGGGGTTCCCATCTCTGATAACTAACCCAGTTAGTACCTACTTTTATTGAGTATGGTTGTTTCCCAGAATCATAAAACTTCTTTCTCTTTCCCGCATCATTCGGTACAGCACCAGTAATAAAACCATCTTTAGCATAAATATAAAATGCACCTGCTATCATACTACCTTCAATTACCTTAGCTAACTGGTTGATAGCTTCGGGGTCGCCCTTCTTAAAGTTTTTCCACATTTTGATATTTGCTATACCTAACGGTGAACGTTCCAAACCAACTTTAGCCAAGTTTATAGGTGTAGAAATAAAAGGTAATACGAATTTCGCACCTGGCACTTTAGCCCTCAGATTCATAAGTGTTTGAGTCGCCTCACCTGGCGCACGTCTGAATATTCTATCTAAGGCAAACTTGTCAGCAGCATCCGTCATTATCTTATTTGGATTCCTTACAAGATTCTGAAATTCTTCTTTAAATGCTTTCCCTACAAGTCCATGCCTCTTTGCACTCACAAAAGCCAATCTACTTAATTCCATCTGTCTGGCAATATGATAATGAAACTGGTCTGCCATTTCCATACCAGTTGTAGGTATAGTTATAAGACGATTTACTATTTCACCGCCTCGTGGCTTACCTCTTGGGATATAATCATATTTTGCCAATGCGCCAGGTTTTATTCCAGTCTTAGCCGTGTGCATTGCAGCCCTTACACCATCCACAAACCCCTGTTTAGCTCCTGCTACTTGATATGCAGCCTCACCCATGTATCTACCAGACCTACCACCTATCAAACTGGCAATTAAGGTATCTACAGGAGCTATAGCCACATGAGCAGCCGTTGAACCTATGTTTACTATATGCGTTTTGGGGCCGGACAATAGAGAGTTTATAAATATCTTATGAACTAAGTCCGCCCACTTTTCATTCTCAGGTGCTAAGTTCATAAGTTGTATAGCTTCAGCTTCTATTGCTGATAGATTTAACTTACCCTGTAATGGAGAAACAGTTTGTGGTGAAGGTGCTAATTCAATCCGAAGTTGTTCATGTTCTAACGCTCTCTGTTCTGGAGTTCTTAAATCACGTGCAGGCTTATAATTAGATGGTTTCTCCCCAAGAACCTCCTGTATTTTGAATTGAAGTTCTCCCTGCTTTTCGCCCAATTCCAGTTGTTCGTATTGCTGTTTACCGATAGGTGGTTCATAATCAGGATATTTCTTTCTTACTGCTTCATAATCTTTAACATACTGTTCATAGGTTGCCCCTTTTGATATATCATCTGTAGCTACTCGTGATGGAAAATCTTTAACTGCTTGAGCATATGCCTTATCAGTCATACGAGGTTGGTCATGGGGTGTTATCGGTGAAGTGTCCCCCCCCAACCTTGGCTGTCTTGGTTCCATAGGTCTATACATAGGTCTATCACTGGGGTGTGTCCAAGGTTTTAATGGAAATGCCGATTCATCAAACTTTAAGTCAACAAATAATTCCTTCAAAGCACCTTTTGGTGATTTGCCTGTCTTACGGATTTGTTTAACCGCTTCGGCTAAGTCTGGGCGTTTAGCTAACAAAGCATCCATTACTAACTTATAGGCTGACCCCCCTTTCATCCCAGGGTCATCTGGTAATCTTTTAGTTACATTCGTGAAGTTATCCCATGCTTTTTCTACGTTCCTTCTTAATGTCCTACCCGAAACATCCGTAACATCTTTTACAGGATAAAAAGCATCAAAAGCATCCTTAACTTCTGTGTCCAAACTATTAGCCAATTCGTCTATATGCTGATTAACAGATGTTACATACTTGCCGCTTAATGCTTTCTTAGATATTCTATATGCCTCATCACGAGCTTCTGGATGCTTTGCTATATAGTCCTGAAATATCGTAGATTCTTCTATAGTCCTACGAGCGTATTCATTTCCTTTCTGTAACCTCTCTGTTACTCTAGCTTTTGCATATTTAGGACTCTGAAAATATTTAATCAATTCACCAATAGAGTCTTCAGCAGGTGAAACAGGTGGCGGTTCAGGCGGTTTAACAGGCGGTATAGATGGTGGCTTCTCAGGCGGTACGACTGGCGGTTCAACCACTCTAACTCTAGGCGGTACTACTGGCGGTTGCTCTGTAGCGACAACAGGTTTTTTAGCCACACCAGAAACAAGAGCATCTATTTCAGCTTCCGTCATTTGAGGTTTTGTCGGAACTGTTACCCCAAATTTAGTAGGAACTTCTTCTGGTACTTTGGGTATCTCAGCCTTTGGTGCAGGAACAGCAGGCTTGGCTACCCTAACTCTTGCAACATCTTCTCTTAATTGATGTATCTCACTAATTAAATTTTGGTGTTCTGTGATAGCCTTTTCATATGCTTCACGGTCAACACCTCTACCCTTAGCAAAGTCACGGAGATTAGGCGCATTTTCCTGTAATAACTTTTCAGTATCAGCTAATCCTTTTTCAAGTTCCCTACTGATTGGTCTATTATTTGTTAGAGCTTCACGTATTATCTCATTCGCTCTTTTTTGCCTTATTTCACTCTTAGCCCCAAGATACCCTTCGTTAATCTCTTTGTTTATTTGATCTATAGTTAATTCTGCCTTTGGTGCAACCTCAGCAGGCTTGGCTACTGGCTTCACTGGCTCAGCTGGTATCTTTTTTGGAACTTTACCTCCTACTCCAACCATACCCATAGCAGGTGCAGCCACTATCGCCTTAGCTACTGGTGCAACTTCACGCCCTATTGCCCTGCCCGCTTGTGGGACAGCCTTCTGTAGATACCTTGCTGTACCCCCAAACGTAGACGCTCCCCCAACCGCCGATAATGCCAACATGCCAGTATTTAGCACTTTCTGCCATATCGGGACATCAGCGTTCTCCCAACTTTCTTTTACGATAGGTATTAGTCCCGCAGTATATAACACACTCGTTAAATAATGTAAACTCACCTTAGCACCCGCACTTATAGGCGCACCTACACCCATAAATGCCCAATTACCTAACTCAAATAAAATATCAGCTTCAGTTATCTCGCTGGCTCTACCCCTGGCAGCCTTGAAGGTTGCAGGGAAAGCCATCTCAGCACCTTGTTCGCCAAGTTTTCTGCCTTCTTCTGTCGGCTGATTAACAGCCATCCTAGCCTGCTTTTTCTGCTTCATCCAATCTTCGGGTGAAATAGGTGGCGGTTCAATAGGCGGTGCCCATTCATTAGGATTTGTATACTGATTTATATTTACGTTAGCTTTTGGAGTCCAATTAAAAGCATACATATCGTCAGGTACTTCATCAGGTGGTGGAATATCAGGCGGTTCATCCATAGGCGGATTCTGTACCTGCCATAACTTCTCAGTCTCTATGGCAAAGTCAGCCTTGAGACGATTTATCTTAGGTATCCATGCTACTGTCATATTTGCCTACTAACACGCCACCTTTCACCAGATGGAGGATTCCTTAACCCAGCATATGTAAGCCTCCATTGATTCTGCATATCCTCTAATCTAGGTGGTTTCCGAAAATTCGGAATAGCCTTCCCATATTCATCCACTGATGGGACATTCTCAGCGTTCCAATCAAGATAATCCGCATATATTTCTTGTTGCGTTGGAGTTAAACTTGCAAAAGTCCGCATATTTGGCATTGGTAATTCTCTTTCGCCTGCTGTCGTTACCCTTCTGCCAAACCAGGGAATATCCTTACCAGGTATCAAGCCTCTTGCCCAATCAGGTACTTCTGGCTCAGGAGGTTCTCTTTCCATCCCAGCATAAGAAGGTGACATGCCACCACCAGCACCACCATGCGAACTTACCATTGCAGGCGCATAACCGCCTGCCCACTTCTGCCCCTGCCCGCTTTGTACAGAGGCTAACCGACTTTCAGCAAGTGCTATTTTCTCTAATGATTTAATAGCTGATACGCTAGGTCTTAACGCTTCACGTTCCTGCCCACCATAAGTCCATTGTCCTGTAGGAACTTCACCTATACCGGAAATCCAACTAGGTGATACATTCGGTTCCCAGCCCTCTGGACTTTCTGCTATATTCTGTGCTTGTTCTCTAGCCTGCTGGACATCCCAACCACGGTTATATATCGTACTCGCTCTTTGCGTATATGGATTTTGTTGATGCTGTAAACGCCACCTATCAATCCAATTACTAGCACCTTTTAAGCCAGCCTGTCTTGCGTTTTCAAATAAGCCAGCACGCATTTCAGCTTCTTGTTCATAAGAAAGTTGAGGTTGAACTTTCCAACTACTAATATCAAACTGTCTTTTCGTTTCAGCCAGTTCAGCTTGTTTCTGCCATAAAGTCCCGGCATATTCTCTTTCCTTCTGAAATCTTGCTTCACGTTCCTTTGATGCTTCTTTTGATTCTGATGCAAGTCTTAACCTAAGTTCCTTTGTTGTTTCTTCGCCTTTAGCAGTAGCCATTATGTTCGCAATGAGTGGTTCTGCTAACTCTTTAGGAATAGGAGTTAAATTGGGCAGGTCAAAATGTTGCCCTTGATATTCTACTATTTGGTTTCCATATTGTTTACCTTTAGTTAAAAATTCCCTTTTCCGCATACTTGCCCATTTTATATCAGCATTTTCCCAATCAGGTAAATCTTCAGGAGCAAGTAATCCTTGTTCCACCTCTTTAATTTTAGCTTTCAGCAATATTTTGGCTTTAACAGCATCATCTGGAGTCCTTGTTTTCCCTGAAACTTCGGCATCTAACTGTTTTGAAATAATATTAAAATACATTTCAAGCGTTAGTCCCTGTGTGTAATCTATAGATGTTCCAACTGGTGTTTTTACAGGTGTTTGTTGAGACGGTTGTGGGGGTGCTGATGTAGGAGTACCAGCATTTCTATATACCTTAATTGGATTACTAGGGTCAGTTACATTCCACTCCTGTCCTTGTTCATCCACTATATTCACAGGGGTAGGTGGAAATGGTGTACCCTGAACTCTACCTGTAGATGTTGGATTAGTTCTTATCCAATATCTATAGGCATCTCCTATTTTTTGTTTCTCATCTTGTGTAGCCCATCCAAGAGTAAGAGGGAAACCTCCATAGTTTTGTTCATACCAACGGATAAATTCTGGTGGATATTGTGGTTCTGGCATTACTGCACCCCCTGTCTATATTTCTGACGGTAGGCTTCCATTTCACTTATAAACTTCTCTACCTCATCAGCACCATACTTGTCAATAAAAGACTGCATGACCATAGGAGCTTCTAGGTCGTATAGAGAAAAATTCTCATAAGCATCAAATATTTCAGAAGTCGGGACTTCCTTCTGGTCAAAGGGCTTAACTTTAGAAAACTTCTCAGCAATATTATCTGATACCAAACCAATAATATCCTGTATTTTGACAAGTGCTAAATCGTAAATACCCTCTTGTTTCATTATTGACCTCTATTATACGGCACTGGTGGCTTGCGTGCCCCGACCCTTGACGCTAGGGACATATCTATCATCTCCCTACCTGTTCTTGTCTCCGCCTCACCCATAGTCCTTTGCATTGCAGAAGGTTGCATTTGTGGTTGCATAGGTTGTGTGGCTAGTTGTTTCTGCTGTTGCTCTAACTCTATCCGTCTCTGCTTCAAAGCTTCTATACCTTGAGCCATACCCGACTTCTCTATAGCTCGTAACCCGATTAACTCACGAATGTCAGGACTGTTAAGTATGACTTCCCATGCCAACTTGTCCACCATCGTCTGTATGGCTTTCTCTTTGGTATACCCCTTAAACTCTACTAAGTTGGTAATCGGGTCAATCTCCCCCTGTGCCAGTAGACGGCTACCTGTTGCAGCATGACTTTCTTTTACTATGGTATCCTCAGCCTTTAAGTTCACCACGCATCTGAACTCAATATCCAAATCACCTTTATGTAAATCAGGCGGATACAGTCCTGGCATCTTATTGCATATTTCCAATGCTTTCTCAAAGGCGGTAGCCCATGCGTGTTCTGTATTTTCTATGATGGTGTCATAACGCCTTAAAGCAGTACGATTAGATAAATCCTGTTGTCTACCACTTTCACCCATAGGGAAGCCAGCCATTAAGAAAGGATTGCGTTGTCGGATTCGGCTACTAACATCAGCCATGAACCTAAACATTTCAGGCGTTGGTACGGGATTTTCTTCATTCTTATATTCACCACCTTGAGGCATAGTCAAGACGTTAATCCTATATGCACCAACTATTAATTCCTTCAATTCGTCTTTGTTTATTGTTGAGCCAGTTGGTAAAATAATCATCTTGCCGATATGGGCAAACAGGTGTATGATGCTGGCTATATCGCTACCTAGAATACATTCATTTTTGATTAAGTCCCTGTTTTTGCGTATATCGCTCATTATTAAATTGGCTAGTTCGCCATCCGGGGAGCGTTTACCGAAGCCTGAATACTTGCGTACAAAAGGCGTGAAGCCATATACATTAGGAGCTACTTTACCTGCAACGCCTTCGCCATCAGCTTCCCAATAACGATTTTGGGCATCCCAATATTCTATCCATTCAGTAAATTGTTTATCTTCATTCTTTTTGGGGTGAGACCAATCAGGATACCGAATAATAACATCGTATGGTTGCCTGGCAAATTTAACTAAAACCTTATCAGGTATGCCGTTATCATCTTCTTGTGGTGAGCCGTATATCACCATTGGGTCAAGAATGGGGAAGCTAACAGGTAAACCCCTTTTCTCTGTACTATCAACCCATGACTGGTTATGAGCCAGTTTTATATAGGCTTCGCCACGACTTAGAGTATTTTTAACAAACTCTTTGAATGGGTTAGGATTTTGCCTTTTGAGTATAGGTATCCACTTTTCGTTAAGTAACTCGCTGATTCTTAGTGCTTCCTCTGTCTTTTTAGAAACTACTAAGACTTGCGGATTGGATGTAATAATTTGTTCGGCAGGAGAGTCTACTATATCAGCACCAGTACCAAGACGCATCGGTGTGTGTGGCTCTTGGATTTCAAGCACCTTAAAGGTATCATCTATATATGTCTGGTCTATTTGTTGCTCTTTCCGAACAGTAGAATAGATTTGGATAAAACGGTCTCTTATTCCATTTATGTCCTCAACTGTAATCAATAGAGACCTCCCTATTTCTTTTTTCTGGCAGGTAGATTCTTTCGCTTTGTGGTAGCAAACTCTTTAAGTTGCTTCTCGGTCATATGAGTTTTGGTCTTTTGTCCCTTACGACGGCGCTCTAATTCGGCTCCCATAAACATCTGTTGCTTACGACTGACTGCAGGACACATATTTAAGACCTCCCTTTTAAAATAGAGGGGGGAGAAATTAATTAACTCTCCCCCCTCTTTTACGACTATTATACCACAATTAGATTATTTTACAATTACCCTAATATAATAAAGGTATGATATATTCTCCGATTTGAACATCAGGCGGAAATCTAACCCGAACATTAACAATCCTGCCATGTTGTTCCTTTTCAGCCTGTGCAATAGCCTCCTGAATATTTACCTCAAAGACAGTATGCTCAGAATCCGACTCAATTATCTTAGCATCAATATAATTATCCATATTTACCCCCTATAAGTGTAACTTTCTATCTTCACTACTTGAGGTATGGCTTTGTTCCTATTATACCATGCAATCGCTACTGCCATCGGATAGTCGTCATGCCCACCACCTTTTGCCTCAATCCTGCCTTCTTTATTAGTATTACGGATAATATCATAGAAAGTCTTTAATCCTTCAAGATTGTAAATCGTAATCTGGCGACTGTTTATAGCCGGTATAAGTTCACCCCATAGCAGAACACGATTGCCACCCATGTTCCTACCGCCTGTGGTTTTCCAGCCTAACTTCTGTGTATCCGTACCATCAGCACGTTCTTGCATACCAAAATTGGTATAGCCTAGTTCCTCTGCCTTATGCACCACTGAATGACCCCAATCATTATATTCTGGAAACCACAAGGGACTGCGATAATGTTCCAACAACTTAACCGTAGAGTAGGCAAAATCATCTACAGACATATTATTATTAAATATATCAGCTATAACCTCACCAGTCTTAACGTTCATTATCACAGTACAGTTTGAATCCAATCCTGCGCCATGTCCTGTATCACTGGCAGCGATATAAACTGCGCCGACCATGTAATCTTTATATATATTGCCTTGAAATTGAGGCATTGAAAGCGGTGTACGACAATCATTTTTCATGGTATCCAGGACAGTATAAATAAACACACTCATCTGTTGTGTTGGCGATAAGGCTTCTTCTATAGAAAGCGGATAGCAGCGGTGCATATAGATTTCAGGGGAAAGTCCCTGTAATTCAATGTTAGGTGTAGATTTCATAGTATATTGATACCACTTTTCATCACGTCCGGGTCTTGCAGTATATGGTATGAATAAGCTCTTAAATCCGTTTTCGCCCCTTAATCCGCCCTGAAACAAACTGACCGCCAAACTATTCAACTTATTCTCATTAGACGTGAATATGGAGATAAACTGACCGCCCGCATCTATGGTAGGTTTGGCTGATTTGTAGTTCTCAATGGCATAAGGATGTTCAATATGTTCATCGCAGACAACTTTAGATGCAGTAAAGGAAATACCAGCCGATTCCGTACTAACCATTGCTCTTAAGGATGACATCATATCAGGGAACCCCATTTCCGTTGTAGAATCAGGGTCAGCTTTCAACTTCATAAAATCAGGTAGATATTTATAAATGCGTTTAGTTTTAGCTAGAAGTTCTATAGACTCCGATTCACCTTTAGAGAAAAGGAGTTCTGTAAATCCTGTCTTAAAGAGCATTCCCCATAAAGCATCGGCTGCAACCAGCCAAGAAACACCTACCTGTCTTGCCTTTAAGACACTAATTAGTAAATCATTTTGAAGGAAATTAGTAAGTTGTTTAAGATGTTCCCAAAACTGGACAGGCACAACACCACCGGGAGTATCCCTTGTAGGTGCAATCACTAACTTAACGTAATTAACATACCAGTAACTGAAGTCCATCGCACACTTGCGGTATTCATTTTTACGGATTTCTATTTCTTCTGGCGTACACTCGTTTTCAGGCTTATAGACACAATCAGGTATCATATTACCTCTCATATTTAACTAGCCAGTGATTCGGATTGCCACAAGGACAGGGTATATCCTCGTTGGGAATATCAAAGATGGTATTATATTTGACTTTAGAACCGCAGGGCATAACGACTTCGGGGACTTTATCCTTAAAACCGCTTTGGGCTAGAGTAAATATTTTCAAAGCCTCATTACTAATGATTGAATTAGATTCTTTATCAATCACAAGCTTAAAAAGAAAGGCACAAGATTTCATCGGTGTGCCATTTTCGCCGTTAAGCAGATATAATTTATCGTCTATTCTCATACACATTTATTTTTAACCTCCGCCAAGAACTTGCCTTAAAGTATTTCAACAGTAGTAGGCGATTCACATATTAATTCAATATGGTCGGATGCTATCATTCTAGTAACCGAAAGCCTTTGCCATTCAGCACTATTGCTATCTGCTAGAGGCGGACTCCATGTAGTGCCGATTGCATCCTTTATTCCTATTCTTACATCCTTACCATTTACGAATATACTGAATGAAATCTCTTTACCTATATAAGATGTATAACCGAGTAACCGTATAGTCAACCAATGGGACTCATCCATCAACCAGAAAAAGGCGATAATCACGAACAAAATCATTATATACATTTATTTTTTCCTTCTTTCTCAGAAGGATAATTCATAATACAACCTTCAAAACGAAAATCAGAAGGAAGAAAATACCTTTGAACCACATGGTAATTGGATTTTCTGAGAAACCAGTTTAGAATAGAGACAATTACTTTCATAGACGCTCCTTTCCTATTAGTTTTCCTTTTCAAAGACATTATAGCACATTGAAAATAAAAATACTACTTGCTTTTTTTCCAACTATCACTTATAATTCCTTTATTGGAGGTGAGAATAAAATGGCAAGCGATGTTTTAAGAGACAAGTTACTTACTATCCCTGTTAGCGCAGAGGAACTTGAAATAGCAAAGTATGAAGCCGACAAACTTGGTATGCCAGTAAGCGCATTTATACGTCTATTGGTTAAGAACTTCACTGACAGTGTAACTTTTGAAAAGAAATAGGAGCGTAAACATGGCAGAAGAACAGACCGCTCTCGTGCAATTTGACAAGGCGAGGTTAGCCTTGGCGCAGGCAGTAAGTATTGATGAAGTGAAACTTATTAGAGACCAAGCATCAGCATTGAGAGCATATATCAGGCAACAAGGTGCTAGTCTGGAAATGCAAAACCAATGCGCCGAGATAAAGCTACGTGCTGAACGCCGGGCTGGTGAAATGCTGGCAGAACAAGTAAAAGTTGGCAATCCCCAATTATCCCACGATGTCATAATTGCACCCAAACTTAATGAATTGGGCATTAGTCTGAAAGAATCTTCTCGCTGGCAGTTAGAGGCGGAAGTGCCAGAAGATATATTTGAGAAACACATAGCGGAGATAAAGTCAAACAAAGAAGAACTAACAAGTTCTGGACTTAGACGCCTTGCCATTAAATTAAAACCACAACCAAAGACACCCCCATTACCAGCAGGCATTTATAATGTTATTTATGCTGACCCTCCCTGGCAATACGATAATAGTGGTGTTATCGCATCTGCTGAGACGCATTATAAAACATTGAGTATAGCGGAACTTTGCGCTATAAATATTCCTTCTGCTAATAATGCAGTCCTGTTCATGTGGGTAACTAACCCTTTTTTACAAGATGCCTTTGAAGTTGTGGAGTCATGGGACTTTGAATATAAAACTAACATTGTCTGGATAAAAACTGAATTGCAAAAGCCAGGCATTGGATTTTATGTTCGGGGCAGGCATGAATTATTATTTATTTGCACAAAGGGGAACTTCGTACCCGATATGGTTGGTAAAGAGCCTATAAGTTCAATATTAGAGTCACCTGTGCGGGAGCATAGCCAGAAACCAGAATGTGTTTATGGTATTATTGAAACCATGTATCCCAACTGTAAATATCTGGAATTATTTGCAAGGGCAAAAAGAGATAATTGGATAAGTTGGGGTTTAGAAGTATGAATAAAGGTGAATATGGCAGGTTAATGGCTAAACAATGTTTTCCGTCAATAAAACTGGTAGAGAATGGTAACACTATAGACAAAATGGGTGTTGATGCTTATGAAGGCAATGAGTCAATACAAATAAAATTTGATGAACGAATGAGTAAAACAAATAATATTTACCATGAAATATATGAAAAGAGTATAAATCATCCTGAACAACTATGGCGCAACTCTCCCCACAAATGTGATGCCTATATTTACTGCACCACCTACTTCGTAATAAAGATAACAACAGATGCTTTAGCTCAAGAGGAAATAGGTCTTACACTTATAAAAATATCTGACACATCTATAGGATTTCTTATTCCGATTAAGAATATACCTGTTAAAAATTACATATATATACCATATAAATAGGAGCGTGCTTTATGGCTGAGGATATAGAGTATCGTTTGGCGTGCCTTGCAGACGATTTAGATAAATTGGATTCACGTCTGACCAAACTAAATAACACAGTCCACATGATTGTTAATTTATTTAAGGACTGTGATGAAGTCCAAAAGTTTATGACTTACGAGCTAATCAAGATTCAATGTGATTCCACACGATTGGATAATAAGACCCCATATCGGCGTTTACAAGAACTAGAGGAATCATTTAAGGGATTTTTAGTCTATTATCACGATATAGGACAGAGGAAACATGCACCAGAACCAATAAAAAAAATAGAATCCAAAGGATTTGAAATTGTCTAATCCTGTAAATCCCATGGTCTCTGAGCAAATTGGCGGGTATTTATTTAATTGGCAGCCTGAGAATATTCAAATAAAGGTTAGCCGTATTCAGGTGGGCAAGGCTGGCAAGGTCAGTGGTGAAATTCTTATCAGTTCTAACGGCATTGGGATGCACGGGCCGTCAGACTTTCTATCCTTTGCATCGGACACCAAGAAAAAAGACATCATAGGAATACTGACCAAAAAGTATGAGAAGTACGATTGGCAAAATATAATTGATATTCTTTGTTATCAGGTACAGGAACGTGCTAGGCGTGGAGAGGACGCACAGGAAACGCTGATACACAGCGAAATGGATATAAAACCCCCAGAATATTTAATAGACCCCTTTATAATGGCTGGCATACCCAATGTAATTTTCGGCGATAAGGGAGTTACCAAGTCAACATTCTGTTTGGCACTGATGGCGTGCCTATCTATTCCGTGGGTTGATAACCCTTTAGGGTTATCAGTTCCTGAAAAACCAGTCGTTTGCGCTTGGGCAGACTGGGAACAGGAGCATGACCTGGTTTCTTGGACTGGGTGGCGGTTATCCAAAGGCATGAACATTGAGCCATTCATATTAAATTACCGCCGCTTCCGTCTACCGATTGCCGATGAAATAGAAACCCTTGAAAAGTGGTTATCCGATATTAAAGCAAAAGTCCTCTTTATTGATAGCCTTGCCGCCGCCGCCGGTAAACGTCTTGACGAAGAATCCGCCCTCGCCTTCTTCCCCGCCCTGCGTAAACTGAAAATCACTAGCGTCATTATAGCTCAGAACTCAAAAGACCCCGAATCTAAAAAGAAAACTATCTACGGCTCTACCTTCTTTGAATATTATACCCGCTCTATATGGGAAATGCGCAAAGCTGCCCACGAACCCGATAGCAACGAAATGTCTATCGCTCTATTCCAAAAATACGCCAACTACGATAAACTCCACTCACCCATAGGTTTCAAAATAGTCTGGAATGAGAATAAATCTACTACCATCTCCCGCCAGTCCGCTATGTCCATCTCTGAATTTATTGAACGTATGGGAACTAATACCCGTATCCTTAATATACTGAAATCAGGTAGCATGTCAACACAGCAAATTCATGCCGAACTCCCAGACCTTACCGAATCAAATATCCGCCGGGCTTTATCTGCCCTAAAGAATAAGAATAAGGTCGTCCCTTTAGAAAGAGGACTCTATGGCCTCCCATCACTCTAACATATTTGTTACCAGTATTATTACAACCCCTTATTATATAAGGGGGGTATTTGGTAATATTACCATTTATATTACCGTAATATTACCGTAATGTTGACATAACTATATAACCCCCCCCTTTTCTATAAAATTTCTCGCCACGAGTCAAAGTAGTACCTATTACGCATGCAAAAGCTCAAAGCCGTCCTTCGTATCTGGACACTATCTGACAACCATGCGGTAACGTGGCATGGCATGAGCAAGGGGGGGCATTGGATAGCTGGATGATATAGGACTATGGTTAGGGGGTTATAGGCTATCTATTGTGGGCATTGACAGCCAAAAAAGAAGGGGGTAGGGGGTTGATTATATATATACGGGTATACCATATATATGTATATTGCCATAGATGCTAAGTTGACTTATCTTTACATAAGATGTATGATAGATATGAGGTGATGATATGAGTATACATACTTACAGACAGAAGTTAAGAGTCAAGGAACGTATACGCAAGCGAGACAACTACACCTGTCAGCTATGCGTTGCTCCAGGCTGGCAGGTAGACCACATCATACCGTTTGCTATCAGCCACGATAGTTCTGAGGCTAATTTGCGTATCCTATGCAAGGCATGCAATTACAAGACCAGGCGTGAGCGCAAAGATGCTGCTATGTCTAACGATAAGTGGTGGGAGTACATTCAAAAAGAGTACCTAGATTCACTTAGTACATAGACTCACTGGGACGTACTATATAAATTTATGTTAACCAAACCACGCTCAAATAGCGTAATCGTCGCATTGTGCTATCTCAGTTGCCGCTTCTATTACCTCAGTTTTACGCTCAGTTTCACCACTTTGGCAAAGTAATTGCGTATCATCTATTATACTAGCACGGAACTTTGCCAGTTCACCACTCAGCCTGGCATAGTCAGCAGGCGTCATACTCACACTAGCCTGTATCACATTGCTATCTATCTGTATCCGTGCCTTGCCTAGCCTACGGTCTATCAGATAATACGCTGCGTTTACGTCGCCGCCCCCAGGAATGTCAAACGCCTTCTCGCAGAACGGACACTTAACTGGTATTACCTCTATTGCCTTATTGATAACAGTCATAAATGCCTGTAAAAGCGACTGTTCAAGTCTAACATTGCACTTATCAATGACGTGGTTATAGTTCATTCTACGTCCAGAGCGTCCTTTGACGCCGTGGAAATTGGGTGGTATTGCCATATAGGAAAACCTCCTAATAACTAAGGTAATATTATCACAAATGGACAAAAGGGGCAAGCGGATGACCAAAAGTGATAGTTTTAATATATATTTAATAAGAAACGGACTTGGTGGGGTAGGGGTAGTGATATATAGCAGTGATGTGGTGTATTAAAAAAAGAGTGACAAATGAGAGCAAGTTTAGCCTTTGTAGGTACGCTACACTACTCTTTAGGTTACGTTGCGCTAGGTAGTGACAGGCTTGTTGTAGTACGTAGGTTACCTACCTTAGTATAAGGGGTAAATTTATAAAATACAATACAAAGAATTTTATGAGCTTATAAAAAAGCTTTACAGTTATCTTATACGATGGTACAAAGTAGCAATAGTAATAATAGCAATAATAATAATTAAAGTTCCAAACTGGTAAGATTAAAGTACCCCCTACTAAAGTACTATGCCAATACAGGACTATTAGGTGATTCTAATTCAGATGAATAAGGCATAAACTGAGCATAGGTTAAGAAAATGGTTAAGAGATTCATATTGAGATTGATACGCTCTTGGATAGAAGAGGCATTGATTGAGGCTACAGCTAGGGGGCTGGTGGCTGGTTACAATCATGCTAAAGAGGAATTGAATGAACATAAATGAACGGTTAGCCTATTTATGGCTGACTACTAAAGGCGGATATAAAGAGTATGAGGTTAGCTTTTCCTATAGTAGAACGCCTGATTTCATAGCCTATAAAGATAATGTCTCAATCGGTTACGAAGTCAAAACTGCTATCAATGGCAAGGTCATACTTTCTACTTATCAATTAGTTGACCTATTAAATCTAAAATACGCCTTTATCATGGTATTTTTAGATGATACTTGTAAACCTGTCTTAATGCCAGTGAAAATGATAGAAGCTGGATTTTATAACTTTAACGGTATTCATATCAGACTCTTTGAGGATACGTACCGTTTTAATAATTATTCAGTAGTCAATAAAAATACTAAGGAAATCATATATAAGGATAAGAAAGGTAAAACCGCTAATAGATTATGTCATAAACTCGGTAAGGAATTTTACGAAGTGGTATATAATACCCCTGACTAAAGTACCATGACTAATAGGTGATAGACATATATTTTAGATAGGTTTAGAGTAAATCTGTACATTAAGAAAAGAATAGAGCAGGCGGGTACGGTAAACCTCAGGGGCATGGCAGACAGTACCGGGGTGTAAAGCTGAATAGCTGACTGGGACACTCTACGGGGTGTGTAGGGACTGGCTACAGTGAATCAAACACTAACGGACACTGCTGGACAACCACAATGATACTGAGCTAGCGACGTACATGACGGTAACAAATAACCAGATATATAATAAGCCTTGTGACACTGCCCGGAATACAATAACGGGCACGGCGATGATAGGATTTATTTATTGATACCGCTTATCATACCCGATGGTAGGCGGTAATGAGTAAATAAATAAATAGGGAGGGTAACAATGGAAAAGAAAATTAAAACACATGAACTCCTAGCCACTGGCAGGCTGGCGGAGATTCTGAGACGGACGCTAAACGTTCCCGCCAAAACCTAGAACCTTCACTTCTGACTATAGGCTAATCCGAGTCTGGCACAGAATGACAGCCACTAAATTAGCCCTATAGATGAGCAGTGAAGCTCAAATTAAAATAAGGGGGGAAGGAAATGAATAACGAAATTACATTATGCGAGTCATGCCTAGTAGAAGGCATAAAAACCCCTGCAACTACTCATAGTAACAATCCCGATTTCTCTGGTTATGAACTGTGCGAGGAATGCGCCAAAGAGTATGATTCACGTTCGCCATTATGTCCATGTGTAACTAGCTAGGGCACGGCTCCCCCCTAACCGGGGGAGTGCTCAACTTAGCAGGGGGAGATAAAAGTGAAATGGATAGTTAAATCGTTTGCAGGCAGGTGGGTTAGACGTTGCCCATACTGCCAAAAAATGACCAAGCATGACATTGAGCCAACGGATAACTACGTATGTGTCAACTGCAAAGCAATAGTAAATCCTGAGACTTATAAATTACTTCAGAGATGTGCTAGGGCACTATTGAGAGGGTAAAATGAAACCATCTGATAAGCTCACTAAAAAACAATTACGGATATTAGAACAGGCCCGGCAAATAGCCAATGCGCATATACCAGCTGGCTATTGGGACAACCATCAGCTATGCCCACGTTGTAGCGGGGCCGCCTTGCAGATGGTAGCTGGTGAAACTCGGACTTGCCCTGTTTGTGGAATGACCTGGACTAGGGAGTCATAAAATGGAATACTTAATTATTCTCTTAATCCCTTTGGTGTGGCTACTCTTTGAATCGGACTGCATGACAGTACGCCTACCGATAGGCAAGGCTACCCCCGCTGAAAAGCCGATAGCAGAGAATGAACCTACTAGAGATGAATTAGTTGAATGCGGCTTAGTACCAGACGAATATGACTGCCTACTAGAAGCTCAAGAATACGCTAAGAGATTTAACTAAAAATAAATAAAGGGGGGAAATACAATGATGCTGTTAACAAAAGAACTGAGAGCACAATTTCCCAAACTGTATGCAACTGAGAACATACCGACTGAAGAAAAGAAGGTCATTGCCAAGTTCTTTACACCAGATAGTAACTGGACATGGTATGCTGTGGAATTTGACGGCGTTGACCTGTTCTTTGGGTTGGTAGATGGCTTTGAAAAGGAATGGGGTTACTTTTCGCTAAAAGAATTACAAACCATCAAGGGCAAGCTTGGACTACCTATTGAACGAGACAGGCATTTTGGACAACCCCAGATTAAAGAGTTAAAATAAATGGACTATTCAGAATCATTTACAGACCATGACTTCACACCCGGACTTGATAACCTCGTAGTCTACGAATATCAAGAAGCTCACGAAATTGAGCAATACGCCTTGAAATGCGAGCTTGAATGCTTAAAAGAATCGGTTGCTCAAAGTCCAGCTAGACCGTACATCGCCTTAATAGCCAAAAACGGTGCTGGCAAGGGTGAGATTGATAAGCTGACCGAAAAGCAATACCAAATACTCACCGGTGCAAAATGGGTGTCCTTTACAATGAAGCAAGGCGCAAAAAAGCTAGTCCGTAAGGTTTTAATGGGCGGCGACCATGCCGGCACCGGATGCCGCAACAACAAAGGACAAATCATGTGGGAATATGCGCTGGACAGGACAGCCCGGGACTTAGGCTATGAGGATGGCGAGCAATTAAGAGATGACATACACAAAGTTAAGTCCAATTTAGACAGAATAAAAGAACTTGAAAGGATGGTGTAACTATGAAAACTATGACCAGAAAAGAACTATTTAGAGATGCAATCCTAGAGGCATTAACGGAGGAGAAACATGATGCCATAAGAACTGAGGCAAGTTTGCCTAGAGGTCAGACTGACCATGTAAACGGAGTTATCGCCGGACTTAAACGGGCAGTCAAAATAGTTCAAGAGATAAAATAAAGAACACGGCAGTTTTGAACGCCGCTATCCATATTATTTTAAAAGAAAGGAAGGTGTAACTATGAGATTAACTTGTCTAATTTGTAAACATGATTTTGAGGCAGGTGAGAGATTTATAGTATTGGAATCGTGCTGTAAATATAAAAACAGTACAAAAACAGGTGTACGTTTAGCTATTTGTGCTAAACATATGTCTCAAGAAATAACAGACGCCCTGCTTATAAACACACCCGGATTTAGTAGCCATGAAAATCAAGTATGGGCTGAAAAAAGAATATATGGATAGCTTTAATCGCCAATCACAATTTAGAGCAGACGGTACTCAGACAGACGTACCTACTCCAAAGACCGAGAAGCCGCCAGTAATGCAACTATCCTGGCTGATAGTGCTGGATAAGGAAAGCCGAGACCGCAAGGCGAGGGAAGACAGCGGAATATTATTTGAGAAGGAGATAAGACCATGAAACGAACTACCAAATTAAATGAATTGAAGGCTGGGATTGGTGAGTTTACCTGGGGTGAGGTTATCAAAATACACGAAATCGGCGAATACGCAATAGTAGAATATCACCCCTGGAAATCTGAGGGCTGTATAGTGTTATCCGGTCAGCCAGACATGACCGAGACACTCTTTTCCTATTATATAGATGGTGAGGATTGTAGCCAGTCAGCCGAGAGTCTGGATGAAGCACTAGCCGGGTGTATTGCCTACAAGCATGAGGGGGCAAACGCTCAAGCAGGTGTCTACTTTATGCGAATGATTAATAAATAAGGCGGAAGGAGATTATAATGAATTACACTAAAGGCGAAAGGTACGTTGGTAGTGGTGAGGAATATTGGTATGTTGCCTCCAAAACAGATGACAGAATTATTGCCAGATTTCGCAATAAAGATGATGCGGCATTAGATGCCGCCGCTCCTACCATGTATGAGGCATTGAAACTTGTTACTACGGGTAGCGACATCAGAGACGGCGAGGTGGGCTTATTGCATTGCCCATCCAGAGAGGCTGTACTAAAAGCATTTCAGGCACTAGCCCTGGCAGAAGGCAAATAACCACTTGACATTTGTCTCATTACGTGGTAGTATAAATGTACTATGATAACAAAGATAACAAAAGAGGAAATCAAACAGATACGGGACAATCTCATATTGTCTCAAACAGAATTTGCCAAACTGATAGGTGTAAAATGCTACAGAACAATAGCCCGATGGGAAGCGGGCACAAATAAACCTGGTAGTTTGGCGACTGAGAAATTAGAACGCCTACAGCGCAAGGCTGAAAGGAAAACACAATGCAAGTTAAAATAGATTACTGCGCTGTATGTAAGCACCGGGGGCATTGCCCACTATTGAATAAATCCGAATGTCCATTTAATCAAATTGAGGAGCAGGGACTAATCCAGACAGTAAAATATAGAATTAAATATAAAGAGGAAAGGAATTAAAGAAATGTCAGTCAAAACACAGGAAGCTAAAGACGCCGCCGACAAAGCATGGCAGGAAGCTACAGACGCCGCCGACAAAGCACGGCGGGAAGCTACAGCCCCCGCCGACAAAGCATGGCGGGAAGCTACAGCCCCCGCCTACAAAGCATGGCGGGAAGCTACAGACGCCGCCTACAAAGCACGGCAGGAAGCTACAGACGCCGCCGACAAAGCATGGCGGGAAGCTACAGCCCCCGCCTACAAAGCACGGCGGGAAGCTACAGACGCCGCCGACAAAGCACGGCGGGAAGCTACAGCCCCCGCCTACAAAGCATGGCGGGAAGCTACAGACGCCGCCGACAAAGCATGGCAGAGAAAAAATGTCAGTCAAAACAATAATCATCTGTGATTCATGCGGGAAGGAAAGGATAAAAAGATGAGTAGAAAGATGAAGCTGGAAAATAAACCATACTCACGATTGATTGAGGAGGGGTTTACCATCCTTGAGCCTGAGATAAACAAGGTGGATTATTGCTGGCAGACCCTAGAATCAATAGGTTTTACCGTCATCATGCCCTCTCAGTTAGTGCATGGTACTGGACTGGTTATCGGAAATATAATTGAGCATATAACTGATTGGGTAGATAGCACGACAGTTGGCAATATTAAAAGTGCCAACATTAAAAATATTACTCAGTCCCCGGATAGTGAAACCCGACCAGTAGAAAGTAAAACGCTAACAGTAGATGGTGAAACCATATTGGCAGGAGCTAAATTAGCAGGTGACACAGCTAGCGGCAGAAAGTTAGACCGCAAGCACCGGATAGACCACAAGCCAGAAATAGGGAAGAGACCTTTGCATCATTCGTTGGCAACAGTTCAAGCACGCCGAGAAGATGCTGGGAGACATAAAGGACTTACAGAGGATGAAATCCAGCCAAGTAAGCCCAAGGACAATTCTGCAAGCGTGGACGAACTAAAAACACATAAATCCACGCCTAATCCCATGGACAAGCACCCCTTAGCTGACTTTAGTATTGATGCTTTGAATAATAAGGTGAAATTTAATGGCAAGGAATATCAGGGTAAAACACTCAAAGAATCTGTTGAAAAAGCTTTGATACAAGAGTTTAAGTATGCGTGTCTAAAATCTCCGTACGATTACGTTTCAGATATGCCAGAGCATGAGAACCGTACTCTAATACTGGGCATATTGAAGCCAGAAAGAGAGGCAAAGTAAAAATGAAATTCACAGAACTTGAGGAAACTTTGAATCAGTTAGTAGGCAATCCAGAAAGTGTTTCCATACCCAAACTCATTGAGGACATCCGGGGAATGGTTTGCCCAGCATATGACGCTGTTGTGTTGGCGTTAGAGGTGGCGGACACAACAATTTGCCTTTTATGCCAGACTATCAATCCACAACATCAACCACATGGCACGGAGCCAGGTTGTAAAACTTGTACCGAAAGAGAAGAACGATTAAAGCTCCTAGCCCAGGCTGAGAAGAATCCCTTCCGTAATAGGGTAATTTGTCCTTTGTCTAAGGATGGTAAATGTACTAAAGCAATGGCGTGGTGCGGTCATGCACAAAAACACGAATATAACGCCTTGCTTACCCTGTGTAATTATAGCAGTGCAGATTGTCCGATATGTGTAGAGGTGAAAGGAATCTTAAAATGAGACGCCCTAAAAATATTACGGAAGGAGTAGACCATGCCAGTCTACTGCACTAGAGCAGAGGTCAAGAAGCTAGTCAGATTCAGCCGTTGTGCGGTATGCCAGGGCAAACTGATAGCGTTCCTTGATGCGGAAACGAAACAACCATTCGTGGCTTGTGCGGACTGGCTGAGAACAGGACACTTGGGCATTACCAGTCATAATTTAGAGTATGAAAAATATATGAAAGAAAGAAAGGAGATGTATAAAATGGATACAAAGGCGTTAATGGTTATGACCGAAACTCATATGATGGCAAGGATAAATATGGCAAAATTCCCGCAAGAACTAACTATACCAGAAAAGAAGTTATTGGCGCAAATCGCTATTACCTACGGCTTTGACCCGCTCATGGGCGAAGTCACTATCTATCAGGGTAGACCGTTTGTTTCCATTGATGGCAGATACCGCAAGGCGCAAGAGACTAATCGGTTGGATGGTGTTGAAAGCCGACCCGCAACCAAACAGGAGCGTATTGACTGGCAAATACCTGATGGTGATTACTTCTTTTGTGCTGCGGTATCAGTCAAAGGAGCATCAAAGCCTTTTGTTGGATGGGGTAGAGTGCATAATGCCGAGACCGTTGGCGGAAAGGGTTTTAAGCCAGTTGAAAAGAATCCGCAACGTATGGCTGAAAAGAGAGCCGAGGCACAGGCATTGCGTAAGGCGTTTCATATTCCATTACCAAGTGCTGAGGACATCGGTTCTCCTGATAATGAGGTTATCGGAAATATTAACGTCAAGACAGGGGAGATTACCGTTGAAGGTGAGTGCAAAGAGATACCCACCGAAACAGCCCAGCCAGTAGCAGAACAGCCCAAAGCACCTGAAAGTACCACAGCAACGAAGGCAGAGCCACAAACACTCGCCGAGAAAGCCTTTGACGGACTACAGAGTGCTGGCAGTAACAAGGCGCCGGCTGATTTAGGTAAACTCTATCTTTGGATTATGGCGAATGTCAAGGACAAAAAGGTCAATGCCAAACAGTACGCTTTGAGTTGCGGCGTCAGCGAGGAAGACCTGCTACATAACGTGGCGAAGGCTTACGAAGAGATAAAAAGGCAGAATCCAGATTGGAAGGCATTATGAAAAATATAACATCGGAATACACAATAGTAGATAAAAACGATATACCCGATGGTGGTCATAAGGGAGGCATAAAATATAGACCGATATTTGATAATCTTCCTGATGATAAAGCAATGGAATTTATATACGACACTAAACAAGAGGCTACTGATAGACGAATAAATATTCTTGCTTGTATGGGTTATTATAAATTAGATTATCGGATTCGTACTCGTGTCATTCCCGATGGTGATAAGTTCATACTCTATGCTTGGAAGGAAAAGAAAGTTGCAGAGGTAAAATAAAATGAAAGCAGAACCATTTAAGTTTGGCGACCCAGTCCGAGACCCTGGGGGCAAGGAAGGCAAGGTTATAAAAGTGCTTGACCCTAAAGTTTTTCTGTATGAATATGATGTTAAATTTCCAGATGGGTGGTCAGCCTTTTATATGGGGCATGAACTTACTAAAATAGAACCAAAAGTACCTTAATAAAATAGAGTGCTTTGCTGGTATCTTGTATATCGGACAACCGCTTGTTAATGCCGAATCGCTGTCAGGGTGGATATTTGAAGCTCTGCCAGGAATAGCAAAGACGCAAACATGACAAGCATGTATAAAAGTTCTAGCCAGCAAAAAAGTTCTTGCCAGCCACCCGAAGATGCTCCTTAGTGAGTGGATGCACGAAAGTGTGCTAGGGATAGTGGAAGTTAGGCCTATCTTGTGGGTATAGAGTCCCATAGGGTTGGACTACTGGCTGGTCAAGGCTCTCGGGTGTCAGACGAGAATTATATCGGCTCATACGTCGGGAGACTACGCAGGGTAATCCTCTGCTATAGAGTCAGGGAGCCGAGCCTGAGAGCGGGCAAAGAGGGGACAGCAAGGCAAAAGAGTCAAAGCCCTAGCAGGGGCGACAAAACGCCACAGTCTCTTAGCCAGTTCCCTCTAGCCCAGAGTGAAAGGAGAATCCATGACAATTTGCAGACCAAAGAAACTAAACCGCAAACTTCGCCACTTGACCAGAATAATTAAGAACGCTCGTAATGAAGCTAAAGCATTTCGGGATGAGGCGACCTATCATCAAGCCGTTATAGACTCAATATTCCCCAATAAGGGCTACCCAGAATAAAGGAGAAACATTATGAATTTGACGCCAGAAAATAAAGCACACATTGACAAGTTAAGTTACCAAGCACTCTTATCAAGTTGGCGATTCGCACCAGTAGGCGATAAATGGTTTCAAGGCGAAACTGGTGACTATTGGTCAAAGCGGATGCGTGAATTAAGGGAACAAGGAGCAGACCATGTTGGAGCATCAAAAGCAATCGGTTGGGAGAATCATGGAAGCGAAAGAACCAACAGGAGAACAGATTAAAGAACTTTGGGAGTGGTGCGGATTTACTCAAAATAGGATACAAATACCAGCGGCGGGTATTGATAGACCAGATGGAACTTGGAATACTCCTGATGGGATTGATATAGGCATGTTATGGTTACCGTCCATAAACCTCAACCATCTCTTCAAATATGCTGTGCCAAAACTCAAAAGGGAATATCCTAACTGGAAAGTACCACTTATTGATTGGCTTGATAAGATGAAAGGTGATTATGAGCAGGATACTTTATTGTTATTCTGGGCAATTTGGGAGGTAATTCATGGTTGCTAAAGCCAAAATAATCCAATTAGTGTTTGAGTACACTGGTAAATTCATCTCTGAAAAAGAGGCTAACCAATTAGCTGAAATCTCATTCAAGGAAGGGGATAAAGCAGGATATGATAGAGCTATCAAATGGTCGCTAAAGGTAGATGAAAAGACCCTTAATAAAATCTATGCAGAGCATGAAAAGAAATTGACCGAGGCAAGGCAGGCAGGGAAACAGGAAGTGTTGGATGAGATAAAACGAGCTAGCCGTCCAACTAACACAAATATGTATGGAATTTCCTTGAGCAAATCACAGTGGGAAGACATAACTCAAAGAAAGGAAGGGAAGTGAAGCCATGACAATAGAGGAAAAGATAGCCAATTTGCATCTTGGGGTAGAATTCTACTATGCAAAATTCACTGGAATTTATGAAGGCGGGAAGGTGAAATTAAGTCCTGAAGGCATTTTAGAACTTATCACCATGCTGAATGAGGAAGGCTATGGTCTACGGCTAAAGGGAGGCGAACAGGAAACTGCAAAGGTCGTGGATTGGGTGAACGCCCATATTGGTCTTTGGAATCATGCTTGGGAATGGAAAGCCAAACTAAAAGACTGGGGAATAAAGGAGTAATCAGATGGCAGAACAGTTAGAGGAAGGGATAGCCAGATTGCTTTACCAAAAAGAGAGTTACCGTACAAGGTCGTCTTTGCGTAGGTATTCTTATGGGCAATTACCCAAATTTTACAAAGATAAGTTGGTCTCAGAGGCAAAACAAATAATAGTCTTTCTGAATGAGCAAGGCTATGTGAAACTGGTAGATGACCAGTGTTGTATGACCTGTCAGAGGATGAAAATATGCCCTATTATCGTAGCATGGGTAAAAGAGAATGATAGTCCGTCAGTTGTTCATACGTTTCATTGTTCTGAATATAAGCAGGAGCGACCGCAGACACAGGAGGCTAAATGAGTACATCCTCAACTATCGGTGAAGAATTATATAAACAGTCACAGGGAATGGACATCACTAATTTTATATGTGATACCTGTGTAAACTACAAAGGCAGGTGTGCTTGCGAGAAGAATATTTTTATTGCCTTTGTAGGAGCGAATCTCAATCATTGCCATGCCTATAAACAGGGTAGGAAGTGTCCTCATTGTGGCAGGATAAGTTGAGGAAATAAAATGCCAGAAGTAAAATCAAGACCAATCCTTTATTCTACCCCGATGGTGCAAGCGTACCTTGCGAGTAAAAAATGTGAAACAAGAAGGACTCGGGGGCTTGAGCTAATCAATCTATTCCCCAATGATTGGGTATTAGACAGAGAATATCCTATAGAGGGCACATTTTATCTCAGGAATGATAAACGTAGTATAGTTCGTCTTATCAAATGTCCTTGGGGTAAGATTGGAGACGAACTATATGGCAGAGAGACTTGGGCAACCGCTAATAAGTACGACCATCTGAAGCCAAGTGAAATAGACCGTGAAGCCATGCGCATTTATCGTAAAAATGACCCCTTATTACGCTTTGGTTATGGTGGCAAGTGGCGACCTTCAATTCACATGCCCAAAGAATTCTCTCGGATTCATCAGCCCATCACCGGGCTAAAATGTCAAAGGCTTTGGGATATGAGAGAGCGGGATGCGGTCGCTGAGGGGTTCACAAGTCTAACCGAGTACGGAAAATATTGGAATGTCCTAAGTAGCCAGAAGTATCCTTGGAGCGGTAACTTCTGGGTGTTTTGCTTACAATATCCGAAGTATGAGGAGTATGAGGCGGTGAAAGTATGAGTGGTGAAGTAAATGATAAAGGCGTTCATTTTAAACTAATAGAATTTGAAGGCAAACCTGCCATAGAGTTTGATGACGGCGATATTTGCTTTCAAACCGAACCCATAGGTGAGTTTCTGAGGTGCCTGTCTATTTTAATGCCTAACTGTGAATTACCGGACGACTTGGTAATAACTGGCGAGGTGAAGTAAATGAATAATGGAAAGAAGAAGTCCGCACATTATTATATCGTCAATATGGCGTTATATATTCTTAATGATGCCCACTGCCCACATGATTTATTGCAACCGATAGCAAAATGGGCTTGGGAATATAACGGATTAACGAGTGATATGCCAGAACTTTCAGAAGAAGAAATGGGAAAAATGAAACTTATAAAATGGCAAGAGTGGGCAAAGAGAGGACTGGAGCGAAGTAAATGAGTGAAGATTTGAGGGAAACATTCCCGAATATCTCGGAGGATTGCGCAAAGCTGAATGAATCTGTTATCATATCTAGGGCTTGCCCGCATGGATGCAAAGGTACTGTAGAAAACGCACCAGATTCAACGCCAGTCATGGTTGGGACAAAAGGTCATATGATTCCTCTCTCTGACTTAATTAAGCAAAAGCCTAAGCAACCCCAAGCCCACCCTGAGCGAGACCTGCAAGATAGAATCATTGGACTAGCTTATTTCACTGGTTGGAAACCTCACGCTGAACGACACGCCTGGACAAAAAAAGGTTATAGAACCCCGATTCAGGGTGATGCTGGTTTCCCTGATATTGTTCTCATCAGAGGGGGAGAGATAATTTTTTGGGAGTGTAAGGTACATCCAAAGAAACCCACACCAGCACAACAATTATGGATTGATTTGTTAGCCTTAGTACCGGGAGTAATCAGCCGTGTGGTCTATGATGAGGATTGGGAGTATATTGTGGAGACTTTGACAGAATCAAAGTAGAAGTGGATTGAGAAAATAATGGCTACCATCGTAGAAATTAGGAAACAGATAGTCAGGGCATTACAATCTGGAGAGGACACTACTAAGTTGGAAAATAAGTTACGCCAGGCTGTGTGGAAAAAGAGGAGTAAGAAAGATGGAAAACAATTGGATTAGCCCAATCAGACGTATGGGTGCGTGTAGGGATGCCCTCGTCTGGCTGGAGGATTATGATTCTCTAGCTGTCACATGGGAAAAATGCGAGCGTGGCGACTGGATGCTCTGGTTGTTAGGCAAACTATCGGGGGAGCCAGAATCAGACAGCCGCAAGAAGTTGGTACTTGCGTCTTGCCAGTGCGCTAGACTGGCACTGCCGTATGTAAAACTGGGTGACGAGAGACCATTGAAAGCCATTGAAACTACTGAGGCGTGGGCGAGAGGTGAGGGCAAAGTAACGCTCGCTGATGTGCGAAACGCCGCCGACGCCGCCTACGCCTACGCCGCCGCCGCCGCCTACGCCAACGCCGCCGCCGCCTACGCCAACGACGCCGCCTACGACGCCACCAAACGGTCTGATGTGCTGAAACAATGCGCCGATATAGTACGCAAGTATTACCCTGAAGCGCCGAATTTGGATAAAGGAGAATAAAATCATGGTTATGCAAAATCAACCAACAACAGTAGCCCTAACAACGGTTAATCCTAAAGCCGACCTACTATTTGT